AGAGATGGAAAAGGAAGAGGAATACAGCAAGAGCAAGGGCACCGGCAGCACAGGATTCAAGGCTGTGTGCGGCCCTCTGCGAAAAGCGGCTACCGGCGAGAAGGCGGGCGAGTATCCGGGGCATGAGGGTCAGACCATGGCCGCGAAGAAGGACAAGGGATCGAGCAAGAAAAGCGGATACTAAGATGTCAGCCGTCACGGTAGAGGTTCGCGAAAAATTCGAGGACCAGCTGTGGCGGCTGAATAATCTCTATTACATCTATTCTAAGGGCAATGATGACGATGATGACGATGGGGACAGTAATCCACTAAACCGCGGCAGAATCATCCCGTTTCGCATGAATTGGGCGCAGATCGAGCTGTATGAATCAGAGTGGTACAGGAATCTTATTCTTAAGGCGAGACAGCTCGGCATGTCCACATTTATTAACATCTTACAACTGGACACGTGCCTTTTTAACGACGCTGTGCATGCAGGTGTCATCGCGCACAACAGAGAAGCGGCCGAAGAGCTCTTTCTGAGGAACATCAAGACTCCGTATGACTGGTTGCCAGATCGGCTGCGGGCGGCGCGCCCTGAAGACAGCCGGTCGGCCAGAAAGCTTGCATTTCCGAATGGGTCGAGCATCCGAGTCAGCACATCTATGCGCTCGGGTACGATCCACATGCTCCATGTCAGCGAGTTCGGCAAAATCTGCGCTGAGCATCCACAGAGGGCGGCGGAGGTGGTGACGGGGTCGCTGGAGGCAGTGCCGCTAGATGGGTGGGCCGCTATCGAGTCAACTGCAGAGGGCAGAGAGGGCTATTTCTACGAATACTGCAGGACGGCTCGGCAGATGCAGGCAGCAGGGAAGCCGCTGACTCGCGAGGACTGGAAGTTCCATTTTTTCCCCTGGTGGCGCCACCCGACAAACCGACTGTCGGTCGCCGAGGCGAAGGGCCTGGTGATAAATGAGCATCGAGAGGAGTACTTCGCGAAAATCGAGGCGGAGCTCGGCATTACTATTGCCCATGAGCAGCGCTGCTGGTACGTAAAAAAGGCGGAAAAGCTCGGAGACCTGATCTATCGGGAGCATCCGTCGACAGCAGATGAGGCGTTTTTTGCGGCGCTGCACGGCACGTATTACGGCCAGCAGATGCAGCAGGCGCGCACTGATGGACGCATCCGCGATCTGCCAATTGAGCAGGCCATTGGTGTAGAGACCTGGTGGGATCTGGGCCACAACGACGCAAATGCGATTTGGTTCGTCCAGCCTACGCCTACTGATTATCGCGTGATCGACTACTACGAGAACTCAGGAGAGGCACTGGCGCACTACATGCGAGTTCTGCAAAAAAAGGCCGAGGAGCTCGGGTATATCTACTCCGCACACTATCTCCCGCATGACGTGGAGGTGACAGATCTGGGCTCCGGCATGACGCGGCTGCAGACGCTCAAGTCGCTGGGTATGCGCAATGCTATGCCACCAGTGCCGAGAACAAAAGATGTGCTGCGAGACATCGAAAAAGTACGCGCCGAGCTGCCGAAGTGCTGGTTTGACGAGGGGCGATGCGATCGCGGTATCAAGGGCCTTGAGCGCTATCGTAAGGAGTGGGACGAGAGGCGTGGGACGTACAAAGACCACCCGTATCACGATTGGGCTTCAAACCCTGCAGATGCTTTCCGGACGGGAATCTTGGGACGTGAGTATCACCGTGGGCGATCCGCGAGAGCCCGCGCAGTGAAAAAGCCAAGCGCGAGGGGTTGGACATGAGCACATACCGGACGTCGAAAGACGAGGGAATACCGCCCCGTGGCTGATGAGACAGTCGACGTCGGAGACATCGTCGAGCATTTGTGCGCGTTGTTTTCTCGGTGGGCGACTGAGCACAAGGAAATAAACGCATTCCGGGACAACGTCGAGGTGCTGCGCGGCAAAGGCTATCGACAGGCACTGTTCACGTTTCGGTTCATGACGCGGGAGTTCCTGATCGTCGCCGTGGAGGTGGACATGGAGGCGCTGCTGAAAGAGGGGCGTCCACACATCGAGAAGCTGGTCGCGCAGCTGGTCGACGACCTGGAGCACGCACGAGAGGAGCGCCAGCGAGAGTTTCGCCTGGTGCTCAACGCAAACCCCGGGGCTGAGGCGCGGAACTGATGCTGAATTTTCGGAGCAACCAGGATCTGATCGAAGCCGATAATGCTGAGGCGCGTGTGCGTCAGACGCCTGCGGGTATGGAGCAATTCGAGTCGTCTCTGGCGGCTCACATACGCCGGCAGTGGGAGACTAACCGGCGGGCAAAAGATCCGGTCACGACGCGTCTGCTGAAATGCCTGCGTCAGCGCAATGGCGAGTATGACCCGGAGGATCTGGCAGAGATCAGAAAGACCGGTGGCTCCGAGATTTTCATGATGCTAACGGCGACCAAGTGTCGTGCGGGAGCCGCTTGGATCAGAGACATCATGCTCCCGGCTACGGACAAGCCGTGGGGCTTGGAGCCGACGCCGATTCCCCAGATCCCGGCGCATTTCGAGCAACTGATATTGCGACGTGTGCAAGGCGAGATGCAGCAGGAAATGGCGGCGATGCAAGAGCAGGCTCAAGCGGCCCAGCAGCAGGGACAAGCCCCGCGACAGCAGCCCGATCCTGCGCGGATGCAGGCTGAGAAGGTCGAGAAATGGCGAGAGCGCATAAAAGAACTGGCGGAGCAGCGAGCAAATAAGGCGGCGGAGGCGCACGAAAAGCTGATCGAAGATCAGCTCGATGAAGGAAATTGGCAGAACGCACTAGAGGATTTCATTGAGGATTTTGTGACCTATTCCACGGCGATCATCAAAGGGCCGATCATACGTCGGCGCCCGACGTTCACGTGGGATCAGGGATTCATCCCGCGGAAAACCTATGAGCTGCGCTACGAGTGGGAGGCCGTCAGCCCATTCGATTGCTATCCTTCGCCCGGGTCGGTGTCACCGCAGGACGGGACGTTCATCGAGCATGTGCGATTCACTCGGAGGAATCTGTGGGACATGATCGGCCAGCCCGGATACTCAGAGCAGGCGCTGCGCGAGGTGCTGAATGAGTATGGCCGCGGCGGTCTGCGCGAGTGGATGTGGCGCGACGAAGAGCGCCGTCGTGTCGAGGGTCGAGAGAACGAATACATCACTGACTACGAGATGATCGACGGCATACACTACTGGGGCAGTGCCCAGGGGTTGATGCTTCTCGAATGGGGTGTACCAGCGCACTACGTGGATGAGCCGTTAGGTGAGTACGAGATAGAGGCGATTCTGATTGGTCGGCATGTCATCCGCGTGGAGATCAACACCGACCCACTGTCCAGGCGTCCATATGGGGCCGCGAGTTACCAGCGCAAGCCCGGCTCCTTCTGGGGAATGTCGGTGCCGGAATTGATGGAGTCCGAGCAGCGTGTTTGCAACGCCTCGGCTAGGGCGTTGGTGAACAACATGGCCATTGCCTCAGGCCCCCAGGTGGAGATCTACGCGAACCGCTTGGCGGATGGGGAAGAAATCACGGCGCTGTACCCCTGGAAAATCTGGCAGACGGCCGATGATGGGATGGGGACCAATAACCGTGCGATCAATTTTTTCCAGCCCACGTCGAACGCACAGGAGTTGATGGGCGTATTTGAGGAGTTCGAGCGCCGGGCCGACGATAGCACGAATATTCCCCGATATGCCTATGGCAATCAGGAGGTCAAAGGAGCTGGTAGCACCATGGGTGGGCTGGCGATGCTACTTGATGCGGCGTCAAAAGGGATTAAAGCCGCGATCGGGCATATCGACCAGGGTGTGATCCGGCCCACTATCGACATGCTGTGGTTCAACAACATGCTCTATGAGGACGACCCGAGCATCAAGGGCGACTGCAAGGTGGTCCCTCGAGGCACGGCCATTCTGGTGGCGAAGGATCAGCGGCAGCTACGTCTTGCAGACTTGTTGCAGGTGACGTCCAACGACATCGACATGCAGATCCTTGGGATAGAAGGGCGGGCGAAAATTCTGCTGGAATTCTTGCGCACTGCGGATATCCCGAATGATGCGCTGCCGACGATCGAAGAGGTCAAGGCGGAGATTGCGCGAAAGGCGCAGCAGCCTACGCCTGATCAGATCGACGCTCAACTCAAAGACCGCGAGCTCCAGTTGAAGGACAAGGAACTGGGAGTGAAAGCGAAGCAGGGCGAGCAGGAGAACTTGCTGAAGGCGCAGGAGCAGATCATCGACTCGAAACTTGAGCGCCGCGATCAGGACCTGAAAGTCATTCTGCAGGAGATGCAGGCGGCCCATGAGCGCCAGATGGCGATCTTGACTGACAAGTTAGACGCACATGGATAGACCCAGCGAGGACGAACTGGTAGCCATGGTGCGACTTAACGCGTACCAGGAATTCAAGGTTTTTCGCCAGTGGATTGAGCGGTCACTGGCATCCGCCGACAAGGACTGCCGGAGAAAGAAGGGAGAAGAGCTTTACCGGGCTCAAGGAGAGGCGTTGTGCCTCGAAGAGCTAGTGGAGAAGTGCGATTCCGCCCGCGACTCTGTGTCTCAGCGTCGTGCGATCCGGGCAGGAAAACCGCTCAAAACCTAATCGGCCAGCGAATCCCATTCGGCTCCTGGCCTTAACCCTGAAACCACGAACCCCGCAATACCGGCCCGTTTCTGGTCCCCGGTGGTAGCGGCTCGATGGAGGACGTATGTCTGAGTTCACCTTGCCGGACGCCGTGAAGAGGCAGTCGGAAGAAGCGCAGCGAATGATCGGAGAGCGCACACAACGCAATACTCCGCCGGCGGAACCCGCCGAACCGGATGAGCCTCCGAAAGAACCCCAACCCACGCAGGACCCGGAACCGAAAGAGGAAGAGGAATCGCCAAAGGAAGGTGATGAGGCGCTTAAAGAACGCCTCCAGGCCATGGAGCAGGACGTTTCCTACTGGCGTAATCGGTTCAACACCCTGCAGGGGAAGTACAACGCCGAAGTGCCCCGTCTGAACCAGAAGGTGCAGGAGCTACAGCAGAGTCTGGATAAGGGGGCGCAGCCGCAGAGCAGCGAGCCGGGCGAGATCTTCTCGCAAGAGGAGATAGAAGAGCTCGGTCCCGATGCAGCGAAAATCCTGGCCACGGCCGTCGACCGTCGCGTCAACCAACTGGTTGAGCAGCGGGTTGGGCCGATGGAGCAGGAGCATCGCAGCGAGCGGGAACGTCAGGCGGTGACGGCGGAAGAGCGGTTCTTTGAGGATCTTGCGTCCCAGGCCCCGGATTGGGCCCGCGTTAATGAAGATCCGACGTTCGACCAGTGGCTGTATGCGAACACGGACCGGAGAACCGGTCTGACGTTCAAGCAGCTGCTGGGAGAGGCGCGGCAGAACCTCAACGCCGCCGCTGCTGCATCCTTCTTCAACGACTTCCAGACGGAACAGGGCAAGGCGGCTCAGACCACCGAGCCGCCACCCGAACCGAATCCGCAACGCCCCTCGCGGGAGAGTCAGGTACAGCCCGACAACTCCCGCGGCACTCCACCTCCTACGGATCAAGCCCAAGGCAAGATCTGGACAGGGGAGGAAATCAATGAGTTCTACCGCCGCGTGCGGGAGGGCCATTTCCGGGGCAAGGATGAGGACAAGGTGGCAACCGAGAAGGACATCTATGCCGCCTACAGGGAGGGACGTGTACGCGGTTAGCTGTTGTAGATAGCTAACCCGCCACCTCCGGGGCGGCATGTCACCGGAGAAACAATCATGGCTGGTGTAGCACGAGCCCCTGGGCACCCGGACTACTCGTCCGACAGTGCCTCGAAGTTCATCCCCGCTCTCTGGGCGGGAAAACTGGTGGAGAAATTCTACCCCGCAACGGTCTTCGGTGAGATCGCCAACACGGATTAATCGTAGTCCGTATAAAACCTGGTGAATTGCGGGAACCCTGAGACGGGAATCCGCAGCCAAGCCGCACAGGGACACGCGGAAGGTTCAACGACTAGGGATTGAGCAAGTACCGGCGGGCCGAGTGCCTAGAGAAGGTGGAAAGTGGACGTAGCGAAGCGTGGTGTCATCGTTGGGATGGCCCTTGGCGACGGATATGTCCAAGTCAGGCAACGCTTGCAGAGGGGCAAATACCCCTATGAGCAGCGCTCTATGAAGATGGTTCATGGACCAATGCAAAGGGCGTACTGCGAGTGGAAGGCCAAGAGACTTGGATGGGCCCTTGGGGGCCGGCAAATCAATGTCACCAAGGTGAAAAACGGACCGGGAGGCCGGTACGACGCATACCATTTCACGGTGAGTCATCCGTATTTCGGGCAGCTGCGGCGGTGGCTGTATCCGGAAGGCAAGAAACGCTTCACGCGCCGCGTACTGGACATGCTGACCCCGGAGGGGCTGGCGATCTGGTACATGGACGATGGATCGGCGAGGCGAAACCTCAATAAAGAGGGGTTCGTATCGTCGGTGGCTACTTCCATTGCGACATACTGTTCCGAGGTAGAAGCGCGAGTCATCGTGGAGTGGTTGGACGAGACGTATGGCGTCAAGTTCTCTCCCAGGTTCGACAAGCGCATCGGCAGTTACTATGTGCAGGGCAATACGACGGCGAGCCGAGAGTTCGTAGGCGTGACCGCCCCGTACATCCCGGAGTGCATGAAGTACAAGCTCTCCCACGTCGCAATGCTCAGTTCCCACGAGCGCCAGGCGCCTATTGGTGTCTGCGCAGGATGTGGTGAAACGCTGTACGATGCCCGACGAAAAGGGTTGTGTGTGCAGTGCTACCACAAGCGCAGGCGGGCGATGAGATAGTCTGAACTGTCGGGAAGTAAACCGGCAGAAGCAGGGGATAAAGAGCCTCTGCGGTAACATGCCTGTACGAAGGCGAGATCACCGACATGGGCGACAAGATGTATGTCCGCACCACGCCCACGATTCAGATCAACGACTATCAGCGTGGCGGCGGCCTGCGGTACGAGAACCCGCAGTCCGATGGCGTGATGCTGAACATCGACAAGGGGAAGTATTTTGGATTCACCTGCAACGACATCGACCGGCACCAATCCGATCTGAATCTGATGGACAACTGGGGCGGAGACGCCTCAGAGCAGATGAAGATCGTGGTCGACAAGGACATCCTCGGCAACATCTATGGGGACGTCTCTGCGGAGAACTCTGGCAGTACGGCTGGCGTTGATTCGCAGAGCATCGACCTTGGTACTCCGGGCACCCCGATCACCCTGACCAAGACCAATATCCTCGATGTCATCGTGGATTGCGGCACGGTTCTGGATGAGCAGAACGTACCCGAGACCGGTCGCTGGCTGGTACTGCCGCCCTGGGCGGTTGCGATGGTGAAGAAGTCGGACCTCCAGGATGCGTCTCTGTCTGGGGATGGTACGTCCATCCTGCGTAACGGGCGCATCGGGATGATCGACCGCTTCACGGTCTACAGCTCTAACAACCTGACTCACGTCACCGACTCGGGCTCGACTCGCACGGTGAACGCGGTGTTCGGGCACAAGGCTGGACTGACCTTCGCGAGCCAGATGACGCAGATGGAGACGCTGAAGAACCCGGATGATTTCGGGGATCTGGTGCGTGGCCTGAACGTCTACGGCTACGAGGTCATCGAGGGCAAGTACCTGGGCCACCTGTACGCCGACAAGGGCTAAGGGTAAGGCTGCAACGGCCGAACCACGATGAGGGCGTCTTCGGACGCTCTTTTTCGTGGGGAGGCCTCAACAAGAGGACAGCGAAATGGCTGCTGACTACGACCTGAGTGCCCAGGCATCGTCCCGTGTTCAAGCCGGTTACCGTCCGATGTTCACCGTTGAGAACGAGATCGACTTCTCTGAGGTGAATGGCGGGGCTGGTGCTGGCTTGGGCGAGACCGTGGGTGCGATCAATGTGTACAAGGGGTGGCTTGTCCACCGCGTGCTGCTGGAGGTGGTGACGCCAGAGGGGGCGACCCAGACGTTCGACGTCGGAGATGAGACCGACCCGAACGGCTTTCTGGACGCCGTCAACGGCAACGCTGCGGCTGGCACGCAATATGTGACCGAACTGGCATTGACGGATGGGACCCCGAACACCGTGACGGGATACTCCAACGGCAAGATTTACGCCGCTGATGACCAGATTGATGTCACTGCGACCCAGGCCTGCGATACCGCCGTTATCAAGGTGGTGGCGCTGGTTACGGACATGAACCCGCAGTTGTAACGGAAGGGGGCCTCTTGGCCCCCTTTTTTTTCGTGATAAGAGGACATCTTCATGGCACTGAACCCCGAGCAGCGTATGTTGCGAAACACGCGTACCGGCGCGACTTTCACCTGGACCCAGGCACTGGCCAATCGAGGCGACATGGTGCCTCACCGCAAGGGCGAGAGAGTGGAAGAGCCTGACTACTTCGAGGCCGAGGAAAAAGAGGTCGAACAGGACAAGCCGCCGAGCCGGATGAACAAGTCGGAACTGGTGGCGTTTGCCAAGATGGCGTTCGGCGTTGATCTGGACCGCGATATGAGCGCCGAGAAGATGCGAGATCGCATCCGTGAACTGAAGGTCGGGTGAGATGACCCTGGCGAGCACGCTCATCGCCGACGCTGGCCGGCAACTGAATGATTCGCTTCAGGCTCGGTGGACGGAAGCAAAGCTCATTGGCTACATCAACATCGCGGCCTCTGCCGTGGTGGGTATAGACCCCAGTGCCTCGTCCGTTATCCAGGATTTCCCACTCACCGCCAACATAGGTGAGTACAACATTCCGGCTGGAACCATCCGCTTTCTGGGTGGCATAGGAAATCTGGGTAGCGATGGGTCCACACCGGGGCGCTCAATACGCAACACCGACCGGCAAACCAAGGACACATACAGCCCTGACTGGCGAACAATTAAGGCGAGTACCAACACCTCTGCGATCAAGGAATGCATCTACGACGAGACCATGCCTGGCAAGTTCTGGGTCTATCCGGTCCCGATCGCGACTTGGCACATCTCGGTGGAGCTGCTGGAGACACCGGCCGTTATCGATGCCAACACCGACCCTCTCCCTTTGAGCGCTGATTACGATCCGGCGATGCTCAGCTATGTGCTGTATCTCGCGCACAACGAGAACACGTCCTTGGCGAACAAGCAGGAGAGCCAGGCGCAGCTTGGACACTTCTACAACTTCCTCTCGGCGAAGACCGGCCGGAAATTCGCCTATCCAGCCTACAACACCAAAGGGGCCGCGAAATGAGCACAGTGGCGCTTGAGTCGTTTCTCGCAGATGTGCTCCCGCGGGTATCCGGATGTCCGGAAGATGCGGCAAACCGTGAGTTGCTGCACGCGGCCCGCGATCTTTGCTGGTTCAGCGGCATATGGCGCCAGACGCTAGACCCCATGAGCGGTATCAAGAACCAGTCAACCTACACGCTGACGGCGCCAGAGGATGCAGAAATCGTGCGTCTTCTCAATATGCGCTATGACACCGTGCTACTCGACACCGTCTACACCGAAGAGGGCCTTGACCAGTTTGGCTGGAACTGGCGGGACATCACCGGTTCTCCGCATACCGTCATCCATGAGGACGCTGACACATTCAGGCTCGTTCCGACACCGGATAAGAGCATGGCGCTTGGAATAACCGATATCCGGGTGGCTCTCCAGCCTGCTCTCGATGCCACTACGCTGCCATCGTTTCTCTCCAGGGACTACGCGCAGGCGATTGCTGATGGGGCGCTCGCTCGTTTGTTTGCGCTCCCAGGTAAGCAGTGGTCGGACGGCAATATGTCGACATTCCACGGCAAGGAATTCGCTGTCGTGAAGTCCAGGGCCAAGGCTCGCGCTCAGCGTGGCTTCAAGTCTGGGCCCATCAGGGCGCAACCGCAACGATTCGTATAGGAGGGTGAGACCGTGATCCCGCAAACCGTCAACCTCACCGCCTACAAGTGGTCCACGGTCAAGTTCCGCCTGAACGCCGTAAAGAGTGACGGCAGCGCCTGGGATCTAACCGGGTACACGGGCGTGCTGCAGGTGCGCGATGACAATGACGCGCTGCTATTGGAGCGCGACAACACGAACGGGATCGAGGTGGACGCCTCCGGGTTCGTGGACGTGACGCTACTCG